TCTTTTAATCAAGAGTTGCAGATTGGGAATCACGACTTACCGATGGCTGCCCAATATAATTGTGTAATTCTTGACGAAGCGATGCCAAAGGATTCGAGGAAATCATACGGACGTGTAAAAAGCATGATGACTTCAAATTCATGTACTTATAATCAAAAATACGGTAAAATTATAACCGTTAAAGTAAAACGCTATTACATTTACACTTCAAATGATGATATTAGTGATTTCGTGCAGGATAGCTCAGAACGCAGGTTTATTCAAATCAATATGGAGCGTGTACCACAAAAATTATCGTTCGAAAAAATTTACGATTACTGGAAAGAATTCGCTCAAAATTGTGAGCCTGAAAAAAATTGGCAGGAGTGGTACGATTCATTTGAGGACGTTGTAGGCATTGAACGAAAAGATATATCAGGTTTCAAAGATGAATTATTGAGCAACGGAGCAATTTTGCAGGCAATAAAAAACACAACAAACTATACTATCACATTGAAGTTTTTCAGCGATTTAATGATTGTTGGAAAACCAACACGCGACGAAAGAAAATTTTTGAAAAAAGCATTAGAGGAGGTAATTGGCGAGCCAAACGGCTACCGATGGAATAGGCTTGAAGTTGAAGAGCAATTGACGAGAAAAATCGAAGAGCAAAAAAACGCTGATTTGGTAAACAATGTTATTTCAGAAGAGGATTTGGAAACTGGGTTACCTTTCTAGGCTATTAAAGTATATTAAGAGCGAAAAATAAGTTGCCAATTAGTCGCACAATAGGAAAAATGGTTGTATATTTGTAATACAAAAATAAGGGTGGTAATAATTAAAAAGGAACAAAATGAGTTTAGACGTTTATTTAAACAGGAAAAGGTATTTGAGCTATGATGAAGGCAAAACATATACCGAAGACACCGAGCAAGTTTATTGGGCAAACATTACCCATAACTTAAATACTATGGCAGGTGAAGCAGGAATTTATGAAGCACTTTGGAGACCACACAGATTAAAAGAGGGTTACAATATCTCTGAAAACGACCATCAAGCCGAATGGAAATTTGAAGAAGAAAACACAACATTGGCAAAAGATATTATTCCGTTACTTGAAAAGGGGTTATCTGATTTAAAAACGAGACCTGAATATTTTGAAAAATTCAACTCGCCTAATGGTTGGGGAATGTATGAGCATTTTGTCCCTTTTGTTGAAAAGTATTTAGAAGCATGTAAGGAATATCCCGATGCTATTATCGAAGTGTCAAGATAGCCTTGCAGGTAACGTTTTGCAGCTAAACGAGGTGGCTGATTAATACCTCGAAACTTAATTTGAAAAACGAAATTATGAATACAGAAAAAACTTCATTAGAAAACGAAAACCAGCCATCTTGTTTAGGTGCTGTTAGTAGCAGTGCATTAAAACTGAATGTAGCAAATTGGGGATGGAAAGTATTATCACCTGAGAATAAAGATAAAGCTGTTGCTTTGTTTCATAGGCACGATGACGCTGTACAATTTGCGGTTAATAAATGGGGCAAGTATGCTGAATGGGAAGTAAAAAGCTGTGATAAACGGATTCCTTTGCATTGCTACTAACATGGCATTTACGAATGTTTTAAAACAAAAAAAGGATGGTATTGCATTACAGTATTAATTTTGAAAACGGATTTATCACACATCACGGGGAGACGAAATATCCACTAAACTTATATCAAAATACAGAGCCGTACATTGACAGCATGACGGCGTTCGTCAAGGCTGATTTAACCAAGTCAATTAAAAAATGGGGGTTTACTCCGGATGATATGATTAAGGCTGAATTTTATTTTTATCGGATGGCGGAAGAGGTTATTTTTTTTAGTTGGGAGAAAGAAATCGAGGTTGAAGGAATAAATAAATAAAAAAATGGAAATGAAACCGACAGATATATTAGGAAACATAAAGCTCTATAACGCTGATTGTATGGATGTGATGAAAACATTTAAGGATAAGCAGTTCGATTTAGCAATAATAGATCCTCCCTATGGTCTGGGAAAGAGAACAACGGATGGCGGAAGTAAAAAAAATAGTCAAACTAAATTCATGAAAGATATTAGGCGTTCTAATTGGGACGACAAAACGCCTGATAAATCATATTTTGACGAACTATTCAGAATTTCAAAAAACCAAATTATATGGGGTGGAAATTATTTTGATTTGCCACCACACAGAACATTTATCGTATGGGATAAAATGACTTATGTTCCAACAATGTCGCAAGTAGAGTTAGCTTGGACATCTTTCGATAGTCCTGCGAGGTTGAAACAAATAAATAGCACCCAATTAGATAGATTTCACCCAACCCAAAAGCCTGTAAAACTTTACAAATGGCTACTCCAAAACTATGCAAAAGAGGGTGACACAATTTTAGACACTCATTTTGGGAGCTTATCAATTGGAATTGCTTGCCACGACATGAAGTTTGATTTAACCGCTATTGAGTTGGATAAGGATTACTACGAGCAGGCAAAACAGCGATTAATTAACCACCAAAAACAATTAACATTATTTTGACATGATTGATTTAAGAAAAGGCGACTGTTTAGAGTTAATGAAGGATATACCAAACGGAAGTATTGATGCTGTAATAACAGACCCACCATATACAGATGGAAAAACTAATGTATTGGATGGTCATGTATTACAAACACAAATAGATATAAATGAATTTACGAAGCAAGTTTATAGAGTTTTAAAACCTAATTCATTTTATGCTTGTTTTGGGCAAATGCCAACTATTTTGGCGTGGTATAATTCAGCCATTCAAAATGGGTTTAAATTTAGAATTGATATTGTATGGTGTAAAAAGAAAGGCGGACAAGGCGGAAATTTAGCACTCAAAAAAAGCCACGAATTGATTTATGTTTTTTCAAAAGGTAGTCCGAATTATTTTAAAACGAAGGGTAATTATTCAGATGTAAGTCAAGGTTTAGTTGAATACAATTTGAAAGATATTGAAACGATATTTAAACAATTGTCATATTATATTTCAGTTATAGATAAAGGTCGTAATCTTGTTGATGGTGCGATACAAACAAATCCAAATGATGACTATTTTTCAACAAAAGGCGGTTTTAAAAAATCTTTTGGAAAATCATTTGGGGTTTCTGAATTATCATTTAATTCTGTATGGGCTTTTTCGACACACAACAGCAAACATAGAAACCCAGTAACAGGACAAATAAAACACCCGACTGTAAAGAGTATTCCGTTAATGGAAAGGTTAATTGAACTGTTGAGCGATAAAAGCGAAATTATATTAGACCCATTTATGGGAAGCGGAACAACTGGAATAGCTTGCGTAAATACTAACAGGGGATTCATCGGGATGGAATTAGATGATAAATATTTTGAAATAGCTAAAGCGAGAATTAATGAAGCGATAACTATTAAACAATTACAACTATTTTGAACACCACACAAATCAATAAACACCCGAAAAACCCTATTTATTTTAGCGTGGTGCGATTTAAACCGTAAACATGGATATTTGTTCCACCGAGCAAATCAAGTCGCTTAAAATCGCTTTAAACGGCATACTTCAAAAACAATTATAATTTACCAGTGAAAAGACGGAGCTTCAAAAGTTTCGTCTTTTTTTTGGCTTCAAAGTTTTGAATTAAAAACACTCATTTTTGACGATTTTTTGGAGCATCAAAAACCACCAAAAACACCCGAAAACAGCGTTTTTTTCTGCAAATACAAGGTTTCTGCAAATTTTTTACAAACGACAAGTTGCTAGTAGTCAGTAGTATAAACCCCTATTTGTATATTTGTAGATATATATATAATAATAATAATAATATAATAATAGCCTTTATATATAATAGTTTTTGAAACACGTCTACAAATCTGCAAATTTACAAAAGTGTCCTCAAACCCTTTGCTGGAGGGCGTTTGCGATTTGCAAAACTTTTGTAAAAATTTTCACTTGAAGGAATTACCCTTTTTCTGCAAACTAACTTTGAAATAAAAAAATAACCTCTCTCGAAAAAAAAATATCGAAAAACACTTGATTTATTGAAAACGTTTAACTATATTTGGCGCGAATGTAAAAAGTACTCTTAAAAATGAAATTAACGAAAAAGCAAAAAGCATACGAAGAAGAGCTGCTGAAAATTATTAAGGAGCGAAAGATTATGTTTTTTAGCCATGTTTTTCCTTACACTTCTTTTTGCGCAGCAACAGCATATAACCACAATTTAGAAAAATTAGACACTATAAAAGACGCATTAGCCAAAAACAGAGCGTCTGGGGTTACGTATATGCTTAATAAATGGATAGGCTCAGATAATCCTACTTTACAGATAGCAGCAATGAGGATTATTGCAGACGAAGAGATAAGGCGTTCACTCAATCAACAGTACATTGAGCAAACGATCAAGGAGCAGCCGTTATTTAACATTGACGTTAAGGAGGGGTCGGACACTAAAAGCGATGAATAATGTTGGAGGATGCTGATTATGATACCGATTAGCAAATTAAAACTAAACCCGACGAATCCGAGAATAATTAAGGATGACAAGTTCAAGAAGTTGGTTCAGTCGTTGAAGGACTTTCCGGAGATGATGGAAAAACGTCCGATGGTCTGTGTAACTGACGAGGATGGCAAACTGTATCCACTGGGTGGCAACATGAGACTTCGGGCAATTAAGGAGATGGGGTTTAAAGAAGTTCCTGAAACATGGGTTGCTCTTGCTGACGAGTGGACAGAAGAACAGCGTAGGGAGTTCATCATAAAAGATAATGCAAATTTAGGCGATTGGAATTTGGATGATTTACAGGAGAATTGGGATTTAGATTTAATATCTGAATGGGGCGTTGATTTGGAGTGGGATGAAGATAATACGGAAATAGATGAAACTGATTTATCAGATGATTTAGATGTTGCGTTTAAAGTTGAAGTTGAATGCGATAATGAATCAGAACAAGAAAAATTGTATAATGAGCTTATTGACAGGGGATTGAAATGCAGACTTTTGACATTATAAGGCAAGTTAAACCAAAGAAAACTTTTAGAGTTGCATCTGTAATGGGAACGTTTGATTTACAGACGGAGAACATAATAGAGAGATTCAAAGGTGAAATCAAAATGCCGAAACAATGGCAAATTGGGTTAATTGTTGGCAACAGTGGAACAGGAAAGACAACAATAGCAAGAGAATTGTTTAAAGATGCATATATAACAAAATTTGATTACAATGCTGAATCGGTTCTTGATGATATGCCTGAAGATTGCAGCGTTGAACAAATAGCTAAAACTTTTAATTCAGTTGGATTTTCATCTCCACCCTCATGGTTAAAACCGTATTCAGTTTTATCTAATGGTGAAAAAATGAGATGTGATTTAGCACGTGCAATTTTATCAAACAATGATTTATTTGTATTTGATGAATTTACTTCAGTTGTGGACAGAAATGTTGCGAAAATTGGTAGTTTTGCAATGCAAAAGGCTATTAGAAAAACAAACAAAAAATTTATTGCTGTTGGGTGTCATTTTGATGTTGAAGATTGGTTATTGCCTGATTGGGTTTTTGATACAAACACAATGACTTTTCGTGAAAATGAAAAGCAAAAAAAAAATAGACCAAACATTAAATTCAACATTTACGAAACAAAAGACAAATCAAAATATTGGAAAATGTTTAGTAAGTATCATTATTTAAGTCATTCTCACAATAACGCTGCAAGAGTTTACATTGCGACCGTTGATGATAATGTTTGTGGTTTTTGTTCAGTTTTACATTCTCCACATCCGAAAGTAAAGAACATGAAACGTGTTCACAGATTAGTTATTTTACCTGATTATCAGGGAATAGGAATAGGAAGTTTATTGTTAAACAAAGTCGGTGAATATGTAAAAGAAAAAGGTGATAGATTCAGAATAACAACATCTTCTCCAAATTTAATATTTAGTTTAAAAAATAATATAAATTGGAGATGTGATAGAATAGGCAGAGCCATGTTATCTAAAACTGGAAGTATTAATAATGTAAGGACAAAAGGAAGTGATTCAAGCAATAGAATAACGGCATCATTTGAATTAAAATAAAATGCAAGTAACCACAGCCACAAAGAAAATAATAAATGAAACTTATCGTTTATGGAACGATAAGAAAAACTTTATTTTTCAAGGTGGACAGGGTGCAGGAAAAACCTATGCAATTCTTGCGATGCTCATTGATTTAGCTTTAAAGAAAAAACGAAATATAATTGTCGCATCTGAAGAACTAACCAAGATGCGTAGAACTGTGATAAAAGATTTTATCACAATACTTAAATCGACTGGACGGTTTAACCCTAACAACTTTCGGATGGGAACAGAATACACCTTTGGCAATGGTAGCGTTATTTCTTTTATAGGGTTAGATAAAGACAATGTGGGGAAAGGTTTAAGGTGCGATATTCTTTTCATCAATGAGGCTAACAAAACGAGTTACGATAAAGTACATGAGTTGATTGCGAGAGCAAAGAGGCGGATTTTTGACTATAATCCGAATACTGTTTTTTGGGTTGATGAGTATTTTAAGGGGAGAGAGGACACTTATTTGGAAATACTCACGTTCCAAGATAATGAAGCTTTGTCGGATGCAGAGCGTGAGACTATTTTAGATTATAAAGTTAGAGGCTTTATTAATCCTGACCTCGAAAATTACGACACGGAGCATAATATCAAATCTGAATTTTGGGCGAACAAATGGAGAGTTTATGGATTAGGAATGACTGGTAAAATTGACGGCTTAATTTACACTGACTGGAAAATAGGAGAATTTGATGAAACACTTCCGTATCGTTTTGGTTTAGACTTTGGATTTTCAAATGACCCTGATGCAATGGTAAAACTTGCAGTCGACGAAAAAAGGGGCGTTATTTATCTTGAGGAGAAAATGTATCAAAAAGGACAATCGACTGACCAACTTATTGCAAGGCTCAAAACAATCGTTAAACCTAATGAATTAATTTTGGCGGATAGTGCTGAACCTCGATTGATTAATGACATACGTAAATACTTCAATATTCGACCGACCAAAAAATGGAAAGTGGTTGAGAGGATTAAAAAGATGCAATCGTATCAATTAATTGTGACACCAGACTCTCGAAATTTGATTACTGAATTAGAAAATTACACGTGGCACGATAAGAAGAGTGAAACGCCAATAGATGCGTTCAGCCATCTTCTGGACTCTGCTGGCTATGCACTTACTGGTATGAGTAATTTCACATTTTCAATTAACGGAGAAACCGTATAAAGCAGCTATGAAAAAAGAAATATTATTTTTAATTGAGCTTTTTACACTAATTTACTTGGCTATGTCGTTTATTTTTATGACATTTGATCCGAGTAATTGGCATTTGATTGGGCGGATAGCTTTTGTGTTGTCTTTTATATCGTTTTCGTTCTTGGGACTTAAAAATATTGATGGATGAGTAGCATTTTAAAGTTCATAGGAATACAGCCAAAGAGAAAGGTCGCAAGCAACAACGAATTGCTTGAAGTCCTTTATTCTCGATTAGTTCAGAACAGGAATTTAGTCCTA